AGTATAGCACTTCGGAACGTAAAAATACATTCAAAAATCTCCCAGGCTTTTAAGTGGGCACGCCTTTATGGTGGGTCCATTATTGTTATTGGTGCATATGATGGGCAGGATTTGAGCGAGCCTTTAATTGTTAGAAAAATTCGTAGCTTTGAAAACTTGCGTGTAATTGCAAGACCAAATATTATGTTTGGCACGCTGGAATTTCAGACAGACCCTAGCAAACCACGCTTTGGTGAAATTGAATATTACCCAGTAACATTTAGAGTAGGTGATACTTACCAAACAGCAAGAGTTCATTACAGTAGAGTAATTGAATTCCACGGCATTGAAATTCCAAATACTGGACGAGGAAATATTCCAAGCGAATACAGATATTGGGGACTTCCAGTTTTACAGCGTGTAAAAGACAGACTTGGTGATTTGGGTGCAAGTTTTGGAAGTTTGTCTAACCTTATGCAGGAATTGACAGTTGGAAAATATAAGTTTAAGGACTTGGCAGACATTTTGTCACAGCCTGATGGTTCAAAACTTATGCAAAACAGAATTCAAACAATGGATTTAATGAAATCAGTTTTCCATAGTGTTTTAATGGATGCTGATGATGATTATATTCGTGAAACACTTTCTTTGAGTGGAGTTTCTGATGTGCTTTACCAGTTCTTTACTGTTATTTCTGCCAGCACAGGTTACCCAATGACACGCCTTTTTGGTGTAAGCCCAGCAGGATTGAATTCAACAGGTGATAGTGATACATACAGCTATTATGATATGGTTCGTAGTAAGCAACAGCTTGAATTGAAGCCAGTGCTTAATAGAATTATTGGCATTGTAAGTGAATGGCAGGGCTGGGAAATGCCTGAAATTGAATTAAACCCACTTGAGCAGATGACTGAAAAAGAACAGGCTGAGCTTGAAGAAAAGAAAGCAAACACTGAAAAAATTAAAATGGAAACATATCAGGGATATGTTGATATGGGAATTATGGAACCTTATATGGTTGAAGAACTTGAATTTGGTGATACACTTAAAAACATTGAAGTTCCTGAAGATTACAGCTTACCAGATGTAGATGAAGTTGAAGAATTAAAACAGCAGGTTTCACAGCTTCAGCAACAGCAAGCACTCAACACAAATCTTCCAGCTGTAGAAAATATTGAACAGCCTGAAGATAAAAATGCAAAAGCTGTTAAACAAAATAAGAAAAAGTAGTATATACTTTTATTAGGTAAGAGGTATTAAATGCAAGTTCTAAATTCTATGCCCTGGTGGGCTGTTTTGGTTTTAATTGTTTGTATTGTCTTTTTGACTGTTTATCTTGTTCACGAAAGAGTAACAATTAAAATTGGCAAATTATCCATTGAACACGAAAAGAAAATTATCCAGCAAAATCAGGATAATACAGTTCGTCTAAAGATTCACGCTCAAATCCGTGAATATGAAAATTATACTGGAAAGATAGAAAGAAGCATCTTTGACGGGTTTATGAAAACTTTCCCAGATATAACTAAAGACGAAAAAACTATTGTGAAGCTGTTTTGTAATTTAGTTAGGCGGGCACTTGAAAAACAGCTTATGCTTGACCTTGTTGCAAATCACATTGTAGATAAGACAGAGGAACAGCTTGTTGAATACACCAAAAACAAAGTGCAGGGCTACGAAAATAGAATTCTTAATTTTATGAGTAGTTATAATGAAGTGGTTCTGCCTGAAAAAGACATCTTGCAAGTAGTTAAAAATATTGATATGCGTGAGCTTGAAACAATTTACCAGTCCATTTATACAAAAGCTGTTAAAATTGCAAGGCAGGATTAAATGACAAAAGAAGAAAAAACAAAAGCCTACAACAAATGGAAAAGCAGAAGATGGATTATTACTGTTTGGTCAATGTTGCTTATAACATTGATTGTAATTTTAGGAATAATCTTTAAGGATGATTCATATGCTACTATTGCAACGACTTTGGTCGCTATTCCAATCGCTTTCACAAGCCTGGAAACGCTCAACAAAAGAAAATATAAAACAGCAGAAGGAGAAGAAAATGATAACTGAAAAAATGCTTACTAAAAACAAGTATTCACGCCCTGGAAAACCTTTGTCAAAAGTGCTTGGTATTGTTGTTCATTTTGTAGGTGTAAATGAACAGAAACCTGAACAGACAGTTCAGTATTTTGAAAATCTTAAAAACGGAACCAATGACACTTTTGCCAGTGCTCATTATGTAATTGGAACTGATGGAAATGGAATTCATTGTATTCCAGATACTGAAGTTGCTTATCATTGCGGAGCAAGGGAATATAAGGCTGGAATTACAGAACGCCTTGGAAATTATCCAAATTATACAACTATTGGAATTGAAATGTGTCATACAAAGGATGGGTTCACAGAAGAAACTCTTGACACTTGTGCAAAACTTGTTTCACAGCTGTTGCTTGAACACGACCTCACAAGTGAAAACCTTTACAGACACTTTGACATCACTGGAAAATGCTGTCCAAAATTCTTTGTTGAAAATGAAAATGCTTGGAGAGCTTTTAAGAATAGAGTTTGTAAATTATGTCAGTAGAAAAAAATGAAACGGCTATACAAGTCTTAAAGATTTTGTATAGCCAGCAAAAAAAGAAAAAACTAAAGAAAACTCATTACAACAAAGTTTATCCAAGAAACATAGAAGCAAAGTACAAAACAAAATTGACTAACTTCTACAAGCCTTTGGTGAACTTTGTTGATACTTTTTTACAGGAAAACCAGGTGCAAATGCTTCGTGGTGATTCCAAAGAAATTAAATGTGATGCTATGCCAGGCGGAACATTTAGAAGAATGGTGCAAAGTCTTGAAGGCTGGGTTTCAGTTTATATGCCAACTGTTGCTGAAATGAAAGAAGGACAAAATAATGTCATCTTTATGGGCTTAAATCAAACAGCTGAGCAAATTAAACAGCACGAAGACGCACAATTTCAAAAACAGCTTCAAAACGGAATTGGAGTTTCTTTCCAAACAAATGCAAGCTGGTGGCCAAATACGAAAGCAAGCTGGGCTCAAAATAATTATAATTTAATTACAAGTAACGCCCGAAACTATATTTCACAAATAAACACACTTTGTGAACAAGCTGTTGTGAATGGATATTCTGTAAAACAGCTCCAGGAACAAATTAAAAAAGCAAGCAATGGACTCACAGATAAAAAATGTAGGCTTATTGCTCGTGACCAAATTGGAAAATTACAGGGTCAAGTTTCACAGGCACAGATGGAAGAAGTTGGGCTGGAAATGTATGTGTGGGAAACAAGTGGAGATGAGAGAGTACGCTCTACACATATTCCAATGGATGGACTTTTATGCAGATGGGATGATGCAAATGTATATTCTGCAGATGGCGGAAAACATTGGATTCCAAGGCCAGCAAATGCTGTAAAAATGCACCCAGGGCAGGACATTCAATGCCGTTGTATTGCTGTTGCATATATGCCTGAATTGCTGTATGAAGTGAGTGGTGAAAAAGTTGAAGATTTTGATAATGGAATTACCGTAGAAATAAGTCCTGAAGCAAAAGCTAAAATGATTCTAAACGAACAAGAAAAAACAATGCCTAAATTAAATAATGCTCAATTAAGAGCAATTGAGCATTATACTGAAGGTTTTTATAATACTGTCAATAATTATTTAAGAGGTGAAAAAATAATGTTTGGTACAAAACATCAAGCTGAAAAACTTATTAAAAACCTCGATGAAATAATGTCTGATTCTAAACCTTTAAGTTTTGATTTACATCTATTTAGAACAGAATGGTCAAATAATAATTATAATCCTTTTTATGCAAAAGGAGAAAAAATAAAGTTTGATTCATTTTTATCTACTTCCATTTCAAAACAAGGTGCAAAGGCTGGCAACATTTATTATGAAATAACAGTTCCAAAAGGTAAAACAGCAGGATTTTATATTGGTGATAATTCTGGACATCCAAATGAAATGGAATACTTGTTGAATAGAGGACTTGAATTTGAAGTCACAGATGTGCAAGTTATAGGGCAAAATAGAAAGTATAAACTTAAAATGTTATAAGGTGAAATTATGACAAGAAAGCAAATTGTTAATTTAATTTTTTTATCAGAAAAAAGTAAAAATAAAGATTCTGCAGATATTTTGTTGCAAATTGCAGATTCTAAAACTAGCGGAAGAATTGCCAATAGTGATTTTATTTATAAAATAAATGACGAAGAAAATATAATTCCAGTTGGTAGAATTTGGAATGTTTTGTTACAAGAAGCAACTGGTAACACAGAAAAAGCATATTTGAACAGCTTGGAAAAATTAGTAAAGAAATATAATTTCCCAGAACAGCTGTTGCAAAATATGATTTATTTTGATAACGATACGAATTCTGTTAAAAATTATGTGACAAAAGATGTAATTTTTTAGATAAGATATTAAATAACTTTACTTTTTTTATTTTGTGTATTATAAATTAGTTAGATATGAAACTAACTGACACACAGCTGAACGAAATTAAGAAGGCTTGCGAAGATATTGATTATGGTACAGTAACAATAAAACTCAATAAAACATTGAAGTTTGTTGATATTGTGCTGGAAAAACAAATTAGGCTCCAAAATGAGCCAACTGTAAATACAGCTCCTCCACAGGATAAGCGGTATTCAAAATAATTTGTACATTTCTTTTTAATAGCTGACTGGAAAAACAGAGGCTCTAGTAAATATATTACTAGAGTCTTTTTTTTATTTTATAGGGAATTTGCTATGCCAAATAAAATTACAGAAACAAGACGTTTTGATAACATTGACAGAAGTGAATGGATGACAACTCCTTTTGAAAGAACAACAGAAGGATTTTTGAAAGGTCGTGCCATTGTTACTTGCTGTGGTGTTTTTACTTATGTTAGAGCTGATGGAACTATTCAGCGTGAACTCCGCTTGCCGGAAGAAGTTTTTAATCCAGCAACTTTGGACAGTCTTAAATTAAAGCCAGTTACACTTAATCACCCAGCTGAAATGGTTACTCCAGATAACGCTGACGAATTACAGGTTGGTAGTTTAGGAGATAACCCATCTTGGACAACCCAGGAAACAGAATGGAATGGTGAGCATCGTAATTGGAAAGAACTTACAGACGGAATCAATGTTGCTGTTGATATGGTAATTACAAAGAAAGACGCTATTGAAGCAATTCTAAACGGCAAGCAGGGTCTTTCAATGGGTTATACTTGCGATATTGAAATGGCTGAGCCTGGAGCAACTTGGGCAGGTGTTGAATACGATTATGTACAGCGAAATATTCGTTACAATCATTGTGCTATTGTTGACGCAGGCAGGGCTGGCGATAATGCAAAAATTGAACTTCGTGTGGACAGTCAAGATGCTGTCCTTGAAGATAAATTGGTAACAAAAATTGATGGAGGTACCAAAATGTTGAAAAAAATCAACTTGGACGGCATCGAATACGAAGCAGAGGAGAGCGTACTTAAAGCACTCAATGCTCAGAAAACTCGTGCCGACAATGCAGAGGCTGAACTTGCAAAATACAAGGAAGACTCAGCAAAGGAACTTTCTGTAATGACAGCTGAACGCGACACACAGAAAGAAAGAGCTGACAAGGCTGAAGAAGAAGTAACAGCTTTGAAAGCAGAAAAAATGGACCAGTCAAAACTGGACGAAGCTGTAAAGGCTAAGATGGAACTTCTTAAAAATGCTGAAAAAGCAGGAGTTGAACTTAAAGGTGACGAAAGCGATGCAGACATTAAAAAGGCTGTTATTGCAAAAGTTTTCCCAAAAGCAAATCTTGACGGAAAAGACAATGTTTACATTGACGCCCGTTACGATGGAGCTCTTGAAATGCTTGCTGAAAAGAATGATGCAAATTCAAGACAGGCTCTTGGTGATGTTCCACCAGCACACAACGACTCAGTTGACGATGCTCGTTCAAAAATGATTGCAAGACTTAAAAATCACGGCAAGGAGGAAAAGTAAATGAATCTTTACGGTATGGTAAGTGATAAAAAGGCATTCGCTGGAATGCTGTTTGGTATGAACCCAAAATCTGTAGTTACTTACATCGCTGATGGTGTTGTTGATTACGGTATGGGTCTTTTTGCAAAAGACGGCAAAGTAAAGAGCGAAAAAACAGAAGGCTCTACTTTTGCTGGTGTTGCTGTTTTCCACCAGAATTCTTATATGAACTCACGCGGTTCATACATTGATAAAGAAGCTGTTGCTTCACTCAATGATGGAAATATCTGGGGTGTTGTTGCAGATGCAGAAGACAGCGGAATCAAAGATGGTGCCACAGCTTATGTGACTCCAGCTGGAAAGTTTACATCAGAAGCAAATGATGGTGAAGATGAACCAACAGCTTATGATGTTGTTGGTAAGTTCAAGTCTGGCATTGAAGACGGACTTGCTCTTGTAGATATTTCAAAATAAGGTAGGAGGACATAAATGCCAGGAACAAATCCAATGCGACTTGACGATAAAGAAAGTGCTTTCTTTGAAAGAGAACTTGTTTCTATCAAGTCAAGAACATATGACGCA